GTATAATTAAGGGAGGTGGGTGGGCATTGGTACATATATAATAATATACTCACTATAACTAACTATAATAATAATAAGTGAAAAAGTTCAGAAAAAAATGAACTCTCATTTTGCCTTCGGGCGCGACTTGAGGGATTTCTTCCGCTTTTTCTTTTTCGGATCAATCTTGCCTTTCCTCGTAGTGATACCCAACCCATATGGATTCCTCGCATCGCCCCTAGCATAAAAATCATCATTCTCGATGCCCATCTCAAATCCACTGTCACCATACACATCAGCCGATCCCATATCTTCATGCAACATCTGTTCGTAAATTTTTACAAGATTTTCACTATCTTTGCTTGACAATTTCATATTTGTATTTATCATAAGAGAAATGAATAAGCGATACAGATTTTGTAATTTCTTCCCTCAAGTCAAGGATATTGATTATAAGGAGAGATGGGTGGTGAAGAATTTCCACATTATCCATGAGGTAGAAGCAGATTCTCCGTTAAGGGCTTTAAATTCATATCGGAAGGAACAAACACATTTCGATTTTCTGGTTGAGAATGAAAACACATTACTGGTTGCCAATGGTATTGAATTTTATAAAGTTGATTATGATGTGATAAAGGAACATTATTTGAAACGTAATCCATCTCACTTTTTTATGATTGAAAAGGCAGCATTTAACCAATATTTTAATTTACAATGAGCATTGAAATAATCAAAAAATACCAAGATCAGTATTCCGAGTTCGCTGCCATCACGGATTTCAACCTTGAAGAAAGGGCGAAGCGTGTTCCCGCAGAAAAACATTTCTGGGCGTGTCGTCTTATTGACGCTAAGATTGAACGTGACAGGCTTTTCAAGCTCAAGGCTACCACTAAACAGAACATGGAACAAAAGCTTCTCAAGGACGCTCCTGTGAAGCTTAACAAGCAATATCTGGAGGAAGTTGAGAAGTCCCCAAGCGTGGAAGCGATCAATGAAAAGATTCGCGATCTGGACTTTACCGTTGAATACCTAGACAGAGTGGTGCAACAAATCACTTTCATTGCACAGGATATCAAGAATATCATCGAAATCAAAAAGCTCGAAACCCAATAAGTTATGAATAAAGATACTAAAATGTTGCAGAATTTGTATGAATCAATTTACAGTGTTGATTTTTTGCAGATTGATGAGAGTAAAATTCGATCATTCAATTGGGATAAATTTTTCCAAAGCGAATATATGATGAATTTCAATAATATGTTTCTTCTGGAGGATTTCAAATTCGTGAAAACGAAACCAAGCCTTCAAGGTGAGGAAGATGTTTATGAAATAACACTCAGAAATGGTAAGAAATTTGAATTATTTTTGAATTACATTTTTCCTAGCTCTGTAAAAGATTATGTGTTTAAGTTTCAGGAAGCATCTTCCATCAAGGGGAGGAATGATATATCTGCCAATTATGAGGAATATTTTTCAGATCTTAATCCAAATGATATGATTGTCATAATGCAATTTAAAGATTCTGAAGAGAGACACGAATTGACTGGTGAGGTTGGAGGTTCAACACCCGAATTGTTTGCAACATTGCGACAGGCTTTTATGGATAGTGTCAAGAAGTCAAAAAATGGTGGTAATAATTTGAAAGCTGTTGTGATGCGAGTGTCTAAAAATGAGACTAGGAGATTGGTTGTTTATCGCAAATTGATTGAAAGATATTTGACAGATTTCCCCAACATTTTTGAAGATGATTTCAATGAACCTAATTACATTCTACTAACAGCAACACGATAATATGAACAATAATCCAATTCCAGATGGCTATGTCAGGCGATCATTCCCAAATATCCTAAAACCGAAAATCGTCGATAAATTTTCCGATGAAGATATGGATGATTCGATTATAGCATCATCCTCATTTAACCAGACATATCAACCCCACATTTGGGCTGTCCAGAAGGATGACATTTATTCTTCCATTTATGCCATTGAGATTGGGATACGGTGGTTAGAGGATAATATTAAAATTAAGATGAAAAATGGTGATTTCTCATATATTGCTGAGAATATGAAAATTGAACTGGATATTATGAAATCCACGTTGAAAAAACTTAAATCTTATGATGGAAGTGCTGAAATATACAAAAACACCCAATAACTGTCCATATTTGCATATCATAGCGCATGGTAGAATTTGATTACATAGCAGGAAAACGACAGGGTAAGGTTATCACGGATGAGGATACCCTTACCTTTTTGCGTAATCATTTCTCAGTGAAGAACGATGCGGCGGCACATGCCAAGAGGAGAGGACAGAGATTCGTCAAGGATCGCAAATATGCAATAACCCCCACTGGATTATTTGATTTCGGACTCTATAATGAGATCAGGAAGTATTTGATCCGATCACAAATCACCGATATCAAGTTCATGGAGAATTTTAAGAACCATCTAAAAGTCGGCTTTGGGGATGTGGAAGTGTGGGATGGTCTGAAATATGAACAGAGATATTATCAGAAAGAGACTGTAAAGGAATGTCTCAAATATGGTAGGGGGACTTGCATACTTGCCACAAGTTCGGGTAAGAGTTATATTCAAGCAGTTCTATTGGAGAATTTTAAGAAATGTATCAACAGGGATTTCAAATGCCTTATTATTGTTCCCGGACTTTCTCTTGTGACACAATTGAACAATGACTTCACCGATTATGGGGTGACATTCACGCACTCAGGATGGACGGGAGATATGCCATTGCAGGATACCCAAGTTGTTATATGTAATTCCGAGAATCTTGCAGCACAATTTGGAAAAAATTCATGGATTGTTGATGTTGATTTGATCATCCAAGATGAGTGCCATAAAATCACAGCATCGGGTAATCTACACAAAATCATTTCCAAGATCAAAACACCCAACAAATTTGGCTTTACGGGGACTCTCTCAGAGAAAAGGGAAGATCAATGGAAAACAATTGGCATATTTGGACCGATCATTTACGAGAAGAAATCCAAGGAACTTAGGGATGAGAAATACGTGACGGATGTTGAGGTGGAATTTCTTAAATTGAATCATTCCAAAATCCCTAAAATGGATTACAAAAAGGAATTGGATTATCTCCATGAATTGGAAAGACGGAATCAATTGATATGTAAATTGGCTGAAGGATTTAAATCAAATACCCTCATTCTCGTCAATCATCTGGTTCATGGAGAGAAATTGTTGGAGATATTATCCAAATCCAATAAACAGGTTTTCTTCGTCAAAGGTGAAATGTCAGTGGAAGAGAGAGAAATCATCAAACAGAAGATGGAGACGGATAATGACATTATCACAATTGCAATGTCATCCATTTTCTCCACGGGTATCAACATCAAGAATATCCACAATATCATGTTTGTTGCGGGAGGTAAGAGTTTCATCCGCACAGTTCAGTCCATTGGTCGGGGACTCCGATTACATAAGTCAAAAAATAAGTTGCGTATTATAGATGTATATGATAATCTCAAATATAGTGAGAGACATGCGGATGAACGGAAAAGAATATATGAAAAAGAAGAAATCTTGTGGCGTGAAAGAGTAATTGAATTATGAGCAATAAAAAAGGAGACGAACATTATGTTGAACAGGCTGATTTTGAGAATCAGTTGAGGATGTATTATGAAACTGATAAGATGACAAATGAGCTTGGAACCATTGTCCAGAACATTGCCATCGGCTTGAGCCACAATCACCGATTCATTCGATACACTTCCATGTGGAAGGATGAGATGATGGGGGATGCGGTGGAGAAGATGTATAAGGCACTGGAGAAGAAACTTTATAGCTTTGACAGGGGAATCAACCCGTTTTCGTATTTCAATCAGATTGCATGGCACGCTTTTTGTAATAGAATCAAAAAGGAACAAAAACAACATAAGGGACTTGCGGAATACAAGGAGATGGTGTATGTTGATGAGATGAGTGGACCGGAATCGCAGGGACATGTTTATGTGAAGCCAATTTTAGAGGGAGATGAATACGATGAAGATTGAAAAATATGTAAAATTGACCGCTAGACCTAATACATACTTCATTGAAGGAAGTGAAGTGTATGATTATGATTGTAATCCACCAGAGGATATAAAAAGAATAACATTGGAAGAATGGAAATCTTATGATAATTTTCAGTGCATGGTTAGAGGTAGGAGAATTCCTAAATTTCTGTCAGAAATTAAAATTTTCGGAGAGGATGAAAGATGGGATGGTGAGCTTTGTCCGTGTATCGAATTTGATGTTGAAATTGTGGATGAAATTGTGGATGAAATAAGATGATAAAGAAATCTAAAGTAGCAATATTTTCCGATCTCCATTTGGGAATTTATGGAAATTCAACGGACTGGCATGACATCGCTCTGAAATGGGCAGACTGGATTGCATCAGATTTGAAGAAAAAGAAGATCAAGGACATTTTCTTCCTTGGGGACTTCTTTCACAATCGTTCGGAAATCTCAGTCCAAACGGTTCATGTCGCTTCCCTGATTCTGGAGAAGTTGAAAGATTTCAATATTCTGATGATCATTGGAAATCATGACTGTTATTACAAGAACAGATCAGATGTTCACAGCCTTGGACTCCTCAAGGGACACCATAATCTGACAATCATCGACAAGCCTCTGGAATTTGAGGCATTCGGAACGAAATTAGCTTTCGTTCCGTGGGAAGGATCAATTCCTGATGGTAAATTTGATTACATCTTTGGGCATTTTGAGATTATCAGTTTCAAGATGAACAATTTCAAGGTCTGTGATCATGGACACGATCCGATGGACTTTCTCGCTTCCAAAACATCCACGGTATTCTCAGGACATTTCCACAATCGTCACTCCAAGAAATACAATGAGGGTTCCATCCATTATGTGGGAAATACCTTCCCCATGGATTTCTCTGATGTGGGAAATGAGAGGGGTTATCACATTCTGGATGTTGAGAGCGGCGATCTTGAATTCTTCGCAAATCCTGTATCTCCAAAGTTTATTAGGATTTTGTTGAGTAAAAGTGATGATCTTTCTGATGATCTTATCAAGGGTAATATCGTCAAGCTGATTATTGACAAAGACATCAAGGATGATACACTGGAGAAAATTAAGGCGAATATCCTCGCTCTATCACCCCATCAGTTGACCACGGAATTCAATGTGACTTCCAAATCCATTGATAGTGTAGAGCAAGTGGATTCCATTGATTTGACAGAGATGTTTGAGGAGTTCCAAGAGCAACTGAAATTGGATGGTGGTAAAGATGTGCGTGTGAAAAATTTAATTGGATTGTTGTATGAGAGAAATAAGTGATAAAATACTGGAAGTTGTGGATAAGACGAATGGGGCATTTTGGGGAGATTTTTATAAAAATCTGATACCAACCTACAGCGTTGGTGATGTCAGATCCGCTCTTAGGTCGCTTTTAAATGATGGAATTCTTAGAATGAAAGAAGATTCGGAGGAACATGATTGGGAATATCTCCGTAAACGATAAAATTTAATGAGACGCATTACGTTCAAAAACCTCCGCATCCAGAATTTCCTCAGTATTGGAAATGATGTGGTTGAAATCAATTACCAGAATGGGCTAAATCTCATTACTGGTATCAATCGTGACTTTCCTGATCGTAAAAACGCGATTGGAAAAACTAGCATAGCCAATGCCCATTTCTTCGCTATCTATGGGGATGCATTGAAGAAATTGAAGCGTGATTTCATTGTCAACAATGTCACCAAAGGTAAGGGCATGGTTGAGCTTGAATTTGATGTGGAAACGGAGAAATCCAAGGACACTTATATCGTAAAACGTCAAGTCAAGCCATCCAAGGTAGAGCTTTGGAAAAACGGGGAGGATATCACGCTGGATTCCATCGCCAATAACAAGGATTTCATCGCTGATCTGGTGGGAACGAATGCCGATGCTTGTAAGAAGTGTGACATTCTCACGATGAATGATAAGAACAATCCTCCATTCATGGCAATGAAACCAGAGGATAAGCGTAAATTCATCAATGATATTTTCTCTTTGGAAGTATTCGGGAGAATGATGAAGGATTTGAAGAGCATCATCACTGATAACAACAAGGAGATGAGCATTTCATCCACTAAGATTGATGAGATTACCAATACACTGGAAACCCTTAAGAATCAACAGGAGATTTACAGGAAGAAACAGGAGGAGCGGGAAGCTATTTTCAAAGTTCGTAGAGAGAGTATTGAAAATGACATTAAGAGTGTTGAAGATGACATTAAATCATTTGAGAAAATTCCTGATATTTCGGAGATTGAAGCGAATCTGAAAAAATATGAGGATGGTTATGATAAAATCACCGATAAGCAATCCTCTCTGACATCTAAATTGTCGGAGAAAAGGACTCTTAAGAAGGTCAAGGAAGCTGAGTTGGTGAAAGTTCAATCTGTGGGGGGTGTGACTTGCGATAAATGTCTTCAAGAGATTCCCCACGATCATATCGCCCTCTTGACGCATAGGATATCCGATCTGGAAGATCATATTTGTAATTTTGATGATGAAATCAAAGATATTCAAGAAGAGAATAAAATTCTCCAAGGTAAAAAGGATAAGATTTCCAACAAGATCGCTGAATTCAAATCGGAAATTAAAAGAGTCGAGAAATTGCAAAGGGAACTTCAATCCCTGAAAGATCTACTCGTCAGAAATCAGAAAGAATTGAAAACATTGTTGGAAGATTTCAAACAGGAGGAAACGCCGATTTTTGATACGAATGTCACGGAAACGGAAGAGCGCAAGAAATCGGAAGTTGAGAAATATGCCAAATTGAAGGAATATTCCGATGATCTGGAGACTTGTAAGTTCATGCTCGGAGAAGAGGGTGTGAAATCATTCGTGGTGAAACGTCTCCTTTCCATGCTCAATGCATCCATCCAACAATACATCAATGATCTGGGACTCTCCATTCGCTGCAAATTTGACGAATACTTTGATGAACAGATGACCAATGACAAGGGTAAGGAAATCTGTTATTGGAACTTGTCGGGAGCGGAGGGTAGGACGATTGATCTGGCATGTGCGTGGGCATTCAAGGACATCAAACGTAAGATTTCAGGTGTATCATCCAATTTGGAGATACTTGATGAGGTGGTCGATGGGGGCTTTGACAGCGTGGGCTATGACAAGCTGATTGATGTTATTAAGCAAAGAATTGAACGGGATAAATTATCAATTTATGCCATTTCTCATAGGACTGAAACCAACAAGCACGTAGACTCTGATAAAGTGGTCATGCTTGAGATGGATGGAGGAATTACTAGAAGGATTTAAAAATTATGAATAAAGGAGAATATTACGAAAGAGTCAAGGATATCATGTTAAAATATGGTATGGGAGAAGGTGATGTGGAAAATATACTAGCGATTATGTGGGAAAATGGATTTATTGATGGGAAACATTCTGTTGAGGATGTGAAAAAATCCGAAGAAAAAATTCCGCATACAATGGATGCCCAAATATGGGCTAGAGAATTTTGTGAAATATATAAGAAAAATCATGGAAGAGAGATTGATTTTGATTGGATGATCGGTTGGTTCGCCAATTCCATCATGGCTGGATTCGATGAAGCGTGTAGGAGACATGAACGAGAAGAGAATTGGGTGTATGTTCTGAAAGATTGGCAAAATGGAGTAGTAATTGCATTATATTCCAGAGAACCTACCAAGGAACAATGTGATAAGGATTATGAGCTTCATTTGGGATATGATCTGGAGTGGGAAGTTCCGAGAGTCATCTATAAATCTGGTCAGGATTCATCGTGGAATTGCACATTGGAAAGACGTAAGGCGGACTCTCCCAATCGCATTTCAGAATCAATCGACATCAAAGATTTAAAACCATATAATGATTGATTATGGACACACTTGAAGACATCATTAGAAGAAATTGGCCGAATTATGATGATATTGTTGCCGCATATGCGAGAATGTTAGAGGATGATTCTTCAACTGATTGCTATATTCGGGATCGTGTTCGGGGTATTTTAACAGATTTTGAGATTGATGGCGATAGTTATGGGGTTCCTGCTTTGGAAGATATTGTGGATTCTTTGTGTGAAAGGTTGACAGATGGGAAATGATATGTAAATATGTGAATGTTCCTGAGTCCATCTCCGTTTCCTTCTCCTTTTCCACCATCACCAGTTCAACAAGTTACCCAAAAGAAACCTGAAAAGGGTAACACATTTTTAAATTTCGCGGCTGACGGCGGAGGCTGCATGGCGTGGCGCATCGGCTGGCCGGAAATCCATATTAACATGTCGGGACTCGGTTCATCTTCAACCATGTCCAAGATGGTATTTGATAAGAATTTCTACATGGATGTAAAGACCATCAAGCTTCAAAGGCAAGCTGCGGAACACCAGAAGGAATTTATTCAATGGTTGAAGTCCATCCAGAAAGAATGTGATTTCAAGATCATCTATGAAGTGGATGATGTGGTATTCCGTGAGGATATTCCCGATTATAATATTCATAAGAAGGAATTTGATAATGATGAGATTCGCCAGAATTGTGTTGATATGATCAATATGGTGGATGAGGTTACTGTGACATGTAAATTCATGCGCGATCTTTACAAATTGCGGACTGGTAAGCAGGAGATCTCCGTTGTTCCCAATTTCCCTCCCGAATGGTGGATCGGTCATAGCTATGATTACAGGAAAGTCATAGCAAATCATGACAAGAATAAGAAAAAGCCACGAATTGTTTATTCAGGTTCCGGCGCACATTTTGATGTGAACAACAGGACGAATCAGCAGGATGATTTCACCCATGTTTTGAAATTCATTGTTGACAACGTTGACAAATATCAATTTGTTTTCATTGGAGCATTTCCCCCACCCCTGAAACCATATGTGGATTCCCGTAAGATTGAATTCCATTCATGGCAAAGTCTGATGAATTATCCCAAATTTCTTGCATCCCTGAATGCCCAATTATTCATCGCGCCTTTACAAGATAATAATTTCAATAAGAGTAAATCGGATATTAAATTTGTGGAATCCGCCATTCTTGGAACACCCTGTATGTGTCAGGATTTGGTGACATATGAAGATGCTCCTGATTTCCTTAAATTTAAAGACTCGGAGGATTTGGCATACAAGGTGGAGAAGATTTTGAATTGGAAAAACCGTTCAAAATATTATTCTCTTGTTCCAGAACTTCGTAAAGTTGGGGAAAGTCGTTTCCTTGAGAAGCCCCAGAACATTGGAGCGTTTCTTGAGCCTCTGATGACACCATATGGCGATCCATCTAGGAGATTCATGCTGCCGTGGAATTGACATATCCATTTTGGATGTTACTATTCTTCATAGATGTATCGAAACGCGGTTTATAGCAATAAAGATAAAGCTGTATTTTTATTTTCATGGGACTCTGATGGTAATCGAGTAACTGAGAAATGGGATTATAAGCCATATTTGATGCTTGAGGATAAGCAAGGAGAACATAAATCCATTTACGGAACGTCTCTACGCAAAAAAGATTTTAATTCCAGTTATGACAGGAACAAATTCGTTGAAGATTGTGGATTGAAGCGCATTTTTGAGAATCTTCCCCCATATCAACAATTTCTGATTGATAATTTCTGGGATTCCTGTGAGAATGAGGACTTTTCCAAGCATCCTTTGAAGGTATGTTTTCTGGATATTGAGTGTCCGGGTGATGCTAATAGCGGGTTTCCAGAACCAGAAACCGCATCGGAGGTTATCAATCTTCTGACATGTTACGATTCACTCTCTAAAAAATACGTTTCATTCGGATTGAAATCCACCAATTTGAAAAGGGATGATTTGATTTATTATCATTGCAAATCGGAACACGATCTTTTGAAGAAATTCATCAATTATTTCTCGGATGATTATCCGGATGTCTTGGTTGGGTGGAATAGTTCGGGATTTGACGTTCCATATCTGGTAAATAGGATCAAATTTGAGATTGGAGAAGAATGGGCTAATAAATTATCTCCCATTGGAAGAATTTATGAAAAGATTAATCCTAATGGAAAATTTGGACAACAATCCAAGGAATATGTAATTGAGGGAATTTCCTGTTTGGATTATCTGGTGATGTATCAGAAGTTCAACATGGAGAAACAGGAATCATACAAGCTTGATTATATTGGAGAAACCGAAGTAGGATTCAATAAGATTGAATATGAGGGGAGCCTGTGGGATTTGTCCGTGAAAGATTGGGATAAGTATTTACTATACAATGTGCGCGATATTGAGCTATTGGTTGCGCTTGACGAGAAGCTGGATTACATATCCCTTCTCCGGTTCCTCGCCTACACGGGTCTGTGTAGCCTTGAGAACGCTATCAAGACGGTTCCCTGTATGAATGGCGCGATTGCCATCAAAGCCCGCGAGAGGGGGGAATGTATCCCCACATTTATCAAGCCAGTGTCGGAGTATCGCGCTCCCGGTGGATATGTGGCAGAACCTAAGATTGGATTTTCAGAGAATATTGTCAGCTTTGATGCTAATTCCCTCTATCCATCTGTGATGATATCACTGAATCTTTCCCCCGAAACAAAAATTGGCAAAGTGGAGAAGATTGGCGATATGGTTCATCTCCATCATGTGTCGGGAAGGACATTTGAATTGATCCCTGAGAAATTTGGAATCTTTATCAAGGAAGAAAAAGCGGCATTATCAAAATCTGGTCATTTATTTTCCCAAAAGAAAAAAGGAATCGTTCCAGAGTTCTTGGATAACCTTTACACAAAACGTAAGGAGATGAAATCTAAGATGATTGAGGCTCGTAAGAAGGGGGACAAAGAAGCCGCTCAGAAATTTGATACGGTTCAATATGCCTACAAGATCCACTTGAACTCCCTCTATGGATATATGCTTAACAAGTATGCCCCCATGGGTGATGAGGACATTGGAACATCAGTTACTTTGACGGGACAAGCGGCAATTAAGCAATCAGTAGAGATTTTCAATGAATACATGAGGGGTAAAATTCAAGGGATCACTGAATCTGAAATTGACAGTTATTACATATATTCGGATACGGATTCCAACTACTTGAGTTTCAAGGGGTTGGAGAAAATTGGAATCACTTTGAAAGCTAAGGATGGAAAAATCTCAGATGAATTTTATAATTTGTGTGATGATGTGGAAGAATTTATCAACACTGGCATGTCAACATGGGCAAAAAAGACCTTAAAAAGCACCGATCCAAGATTTGTATTCAAACGGGAATCTATTTGTGATGGTGGTATTTTCATCGGTAAGAAATATTATGTATTACACATGCTGGATGATGAAGGTGTGACATGTGATAAATTCAAATACAAGGGCGTTGATGTCGTGAAAACCACGATGCCAAAGGCCATCAAACCATATATCAAGAAAGTTATTGAGCATATGATCCTCACACAATCCCTAAAAGAGTGTAATGATCTTTTCAATGAGGCATATGAAGAGTTCAACAAGCTTCCCATTGAGGACATTTCAAAGAACAGCGGGATCAATAATTTTGAGAAGTATTCTGCCAAGTGTAAGGGACTGCAAACGGTGAAGGGAATGCCGTCACATGTAAAGGCAGCTTATCACCACAATTATCTACTGGATCAGCTTAACATCGCTTCCAAGTATGAAAAGATCAAGTCAGGGGATAAGGTGAGAACTTTGTATGTGAAAACACCCAACAAATATAACTTATCCAATATTGGATTTAAAGGTAAGTTCCCCGAAGAATTTAAAGATATTTTCACTATTGACAAAGAGCTTATGTTTAGTAAATTGTTCTATGCGGCAATAGAACGATTCTATGACGCAGTGGGATGGACACTTAGGAACCCCTCAGAAAATTTGAAGATTGAACTTGACGATCTGTTTGACGATTAAAAGAATAAAAATAAAATGACAAATCAGGAAGCTTATAGCGCAGGAGTAAAGGCGGCAGAGAACACCATCAAAACAGTGTTTGAAAACATTATCAGAAATCAGGACGATGGAATCCCATTTCCCGATCCACATATGGAGGCAATTCGCCAATGTGTGAAGGAATATTCCGATTATTATTACAGCATTGCCAAACGTATTAATAATACTGGTAAGGGTTTCAAGAAAAAGATAGAAACCATGACTGATGCTATTGACAAATCCAAACAGTGATCTAAATCCTTTTAACATGAGTAAAAAAACAGAAAAGCACATCGCTATTATTGACCACATTGGTCGTAACATCATTGGTAAACTCGTCAGCGAGACGGACTCAACCATCACCCTAAACAATCCAGTTATTGTTCATTGTCAACCAGAAGCAAATGGTCAACTCCAAGTGCAATCGTTCCCCGTATTCTTCTTTGAGTTTATTGACAAGAGCAAGCGGGATCAGAATGACTGGACATACACCAAGTCGTCCATCGTGACAAGTAATGTTGAATTGGATGAGCGCATCCTTTCCCAATATAGCAAGATCAACACTCCTCCTGTTGAGGTTGTGGCTAATTCCCCTCGCGTGGTATCAATTGACGACATCTAATAATATATGAGTAAAGATATTGAAAAAGAATTATTCGCTTCCTTGAAAGCGTTGGACGATGTTGTGCCATATTCAGCATTCTTAAGTGAATCCACCCTGTCATCTGTGGATGATCATATTGATACGGGAAGTATGGTGTTAAATGCTCTCATTTCCGGTTCATTGTATGGCGGTATTCCAAATGGACGAATCACACAATTTGCGGGACCATCTGGTGCATTCAAAACTGGAGTAGTTCTCAATATCATGGCAAATGCTCAGAAGAAAGGTATGATTCCTGTCATTTTTGATACTGAAGGTGCTATTGATCCTGAGACTGCCACTAAATTTGGGTTGGATACTTCCAAGGTGAAGTATGTGGGCTGTGAATCAGTGGAACAAACGCGAAATGCCATTCATAAGTTTCTGACAAATGTTAGGGAGAAGAAGCAATTTGGTAAGTTTATTATTGTGATTGATTCCCTTGCCAACCTGAACTCTGAGATGGAGCTATCAAGGATGGATAAGGATTCCATGTCTGCTGATATGGGAACATTTGCCAAGTCTATTAAAAGTCTTCTCAAGCGTTGCACGAATATGTCAACACTCACCAAAACTCCCATCGTAATCACCAATCATGTATATGATGATCCAAGTGCAATGTATCCATCTCTGGAGAAAAATATGCCGGGGGGTAAAGCTGCTGTCTATCTTCCATCTGTGACAGTCCAGCTTGCAAGAAAGCTTGTCAAGGATTCGGACAACAAGCAAGTGAGCGATAATCTATCAGCCTCGCAGAAGAATTATTCTGGTGTCGTGATTCGCGCCCTGACTGTAAAGAATCGGTTCATCAAACAATATTTGGAAGGTGAGTTCTATTTGTCATTCAGTAAGGGTATTGACAAATACTATGGTCTTCTTGAGATTATGAAGGGTATGGGAGTCGTATCTAATTCTGGAGCGACTTATACCGATTGGGAAGGCAATAAGCTCGGTTTTTATGGAAAATTCCGCAAGGATATTCCGCTGTGGGAAGAGAGACTTCTACCAGAACTTGAGAAAAGAATCAAAAAGCATTGGGCATATGGTTCCGATGGTAATGAGGATGTTCCTGATGAGGATTTTGAGGAAGAATCTGATGCTGATTGAAAAAGGAATTCACTTGTTTCGTGGAGATTGTTTGGAAGTTCTTAGAAAAATACCAAACAATTCTGTTGATATGTTCTTCTTTTCTCCACCTTATGATGAACTTAGGAATTACAACGGGTTTTCTTTAGATTTGCCGGAATTGGGTAAGGAGATTGAGAGAACTCTAAAGGATGGTGGTGTCTCCGTCATGGTGATTCAGGATTCTACTAATAATTTCAAAAAATCAGGAACAACATTCCGAACCATTGTGAATTGGTTGGATAATACTGAATTAAAATTATGGGAATGTTGTATTTACAATCGTAAGGCAACACCGGGAGCGTGGTGGACGTATCGATTCAGCGTGGATCATGAATACATTCCAATTTTTTTTAAGGGTAAGCGTCCCCAACATTTTGATAAGGAACACATGAAAATTGTGAATCCTAATGCTGGTAAGAAAATCAATGGTTCTGTGAGAGGAAAGGATGGTGATTTAATACCTCTACAATGCACCACTAATGCAATGATGTGTTGTGGGACGGTTCAACATTATTCAAATTCCAAGAGAGAAAGACCCAAGGATTGGCACATCAAAAAACAACACCCTGCAACATTTCCAGAAAAATTGACTTCAGATTATATCCAAGCATTTACCAGACGAGGTATGTTGGTGGTTGATCCATTCGTAGGTAGTGGGACGACAGCGGTTCAATGTAAAAAACTTGATCGTAAATTTGTTGGAATTGACGTATCGGAAGAATATTTGGAAATAGCCAAAGAACGTTTGGCGTTCTGTGGGCGTTAGTTGAACGGTTCATTGATAGCTAACCAGTGAGCATAATTCACGGGTTTCTTGAAACCACGATCCTTAAACACCGATTTATTGACAAACGAATCCTTGTAAATTTGTTCAGTCATGTAATTCATAACAGAGTGTTTTTCCGTTACAGTAGATTTACCATTCAATTCGGCTTTCAATTTCTCTAATTCGTCGTAATCTGGATCATCAGACAGTAAAATATCTTTAATTTTAGCTTGAATTTTTTCAGCTTGTTTTGGATCAATCTTTGACTTCATAGTATTGACTTCAACATTTTCTGGTTCAATTACTTCTTTATTATTAAATTTTTCCTGTCTATCCAATAATTTTTTAAGTTGGAATTTAAGTTTTTTAACTTCACCGGGAGTTTCGCTGAGAGATATCTGATCTTTAATATCTTTAATTTGTTCAGCTATACCGTAATTTGAAGAACGTCCAAATACCTTATCAGCATTTTTTTGAACTTCCAAAGCTTCTTTTGTGTGCTTATTAGTATGATACTGCTCATTTTTATATATTTTTATCTTGTAATATTTGTCAAACAGATCCCATTTTTGTTTATCGTCTCCCAACACTTGTTTTAAATGAGACGGATCATACCCCGGATACGAATCATTGTTGATAGCATCATCACTTTCTTCTTCTTTTTGAATTTCCAAAGATTTATCCAAAACATATTGTAAAAATTGTTTAAATTTTTCATTATTTATATTAGAAATCATATCACCAAATTGTTCGGGTGTTATTCCAACACCATCAGCAATTCGTTTATTGATTAAATCCATGGTGGCGACAATGTTTGCATCACCAACCAACTTTTGATAATAAATATCGTTTTTAATTTCAGTGTTTTGCGTTTTACCACTTGATGCCATCTTGCTTTTACTAACCCATTTTCTAGGAGCATCGGATTCATCATAATCAATGGACTCTTTGATTTTTCTAACATTTATATTAACCTTTCCTGCGTATTTTATTGTTGTTAATGCTGATAAAATATACTGAGCAAATCTAATGGGAGGTAAGAAATCATCTTCTTCTGTGTTTTTCATTTCTTCCGAATTTGCAAATTCGTCATCCATTTGTTGTTTTGATAAAATATTAATCTGTTTGATTAACGGTTTTACCATTTCCAAAATTTTGAAAAATTCTTCTGGAGAAACTTTAAAATTTTTACCAAGTCTGTTGGCTCGTATTTCGGATTGTGGGTTGGTAGGTACATAAAATCCTTCAAGACTTCTTACAAATTCTTGAAGATTTTCAAAATTTAACAGATTGTTTTTAAATTTTTTGGATTTAACAACATCTGGATTGTTTGAAACTAAAGATGTTATAAAAAATTCGTTTTTATATTGTGCTTGATGTTCTATTTTATATTTTCCTCCTGTTTTACCAGTAGATTTTGCCCACTCTTCTGCTTCTGCTCTATGAGCTTTGAAGTATTCAGTAGCAGTTGTCGCAATTTTAGAAATCGGTTCATTGTAAATACTGTAATATAAATTTTTAACTATATAATTAATGAGTGGTCTAGACTCTAATTGAAATTTACCAGCAGCCATGGATAAAATTTGAGAGTGTAATTGACTTAATTCATTCCAAGATGATGCATTTTCAGGATCACTACTAGCCAACTTTAACCAAATTACTGGTTTAGCCATCTCATTAATAACTTCTGATCTTTTGAGGAGATAATCAAAATCAAATTTATTCATATCGTTATTTAGATTATTAAAAGTCTTTTGTAATTTCTCGTCCAGCTTGTTTGCTCAAAGCAGACAATTTACCCTTTCGGCGCGATCCATGATCCGTTTTATTGAGATATTGCATTACATTCTCTTCATTTGTCATTTTAGTCGCCAATTCTTTTGCTTGTTCTTCCCATTCGATATTACTATTAACAAGACTCACCACAAATGGGCGAAGTTTGGCTCCGAAATATTTCTTTTTCATCTGTTGGACAGCGACGGGTTTAAATTTCTCTGGAAGGATACGATAGATGAAATCCCAAATGGCGAATGTGGAAGCGGTAGTGAATCCCTTGTCAATAAAAATTCTATATGATTCCTTGTAGGCATCCTGTAAAGTTTGGCTATTGAAATTGTGTTGGGATGTGCGATATTCAAGGAAAAATTCCACAAATGGTTTCATAGTGTTATTTAGCCACTTGCATTTCCAAATTCCCATGTTACATTCATTCAATGGAAATTGACAAGCTCACAATCTTCTCCGCAACACAGAAAAAAACACCCGAAGAGACTTCCCTTTTCAAAAGCATCATGGAATTGAACATGGATGTGGATCTTCATTTCTTTTTGGACAACAAGCTACCTCTCGCGGTGGTATATAACAAGGCATTGCAACACGCTAGAGATGAAAATCTCAACAATCTACTCCTAATCCATGATGATGTGTGGCTGGAGCATGATCCTCAACCCAAATTGGAGAGATTATTTGACGAATTTGATGTGGTGGGTGTTGCTGGATGCTCAAAGGCTGAGATCAAGTCCCCTGCTTTGTGGCATTTGATGGGTGGAGGGTTCGGTTCTGGTAATCTACATGGATGTGTTCAACATTTAGTTCAAAAATATGGCGTGAATGCTGATGACAGATACCTTTCTAAATCAGTTCCCTCAAATTTTGGCAAATTCCCCCATAGAGTGGTCATGATTGATGGAGTATTCATTGCCATGAATCAGAATTACATCCAAAATGGGGATGGATTTGATGAAGAGTGTCCAAGTGGCTTCCATTTTTATGACTGTGGAATGAGTTTACAGGCGCATTTGGATGGATTCAAGGTTGGAGTTGGTGATATTCTTATCACACACGAATCACCGGGACTTCGGGAATTTTCTGATGATTGGTTGAGAGGTGAAGAATATTTTCTTTCAAAATATGGACAATGATTTAGAAAAAATTGAGAAATTCTATTGCAATGCTCCCCTCCCAAAGATCAAGATCTATTCTAAGAGTGAAATTGATCAGATGGGGGAATTGAATGGTATCAGTAATCTAAAATTTGATTGTGTTGAATGTGGGAAACGTGCAGATTTTCATGTTAAAAGATCTAATGATGGATTGCCGAAAGGATATGTTCAAGATGGTTATCGTCAAATCGCATATTGTGAGGAATGTATGCCAGATGATGCTAAAAAGAGGTGGGCATTCTATTCAGACTTTAGGAATTGGGATTAATTGAATGATAGAAATAGATAATACATTTTTTGAGAGGGTTTTAGCAAAACACGCGATCACGGATGCAACATATCTGTCATCCATAGCTGATTATGTCAAACCAGAGTATTTTGAAGACAAAAACATTGCGAAATACTTCAAAATCGTCAACGAATTCTATGATAAGAGGGGTAAATTACCCACTTTCACGGAAGTTAAGACATATTTGACGACAGATCCCCTCAAAGCGGGATTTAAAAAGCTTCTGGAGAGCTTCAAAGAGCTTGAAGTGGGCAATAAAGAGGAATTATATGAGAATACTGAGCGATTTCTAAAAGAAAAGGGCTTATATCATGCTATTTTAGAGTCTGCGGAGTCAATTAGTGAGGGAAAAGGCGACTCTGCGGAGATTGTGGAGGCATTTGAGAAGATTGCGGGTATCAATCTTAATGTTGATAGGGGATTTGAGCTATATGGTGACTCGGAATTGATGTTTGAGGACATTTTATCCACTGATACGTTCATTTCCAGTGGATGGCCATGGGTTGATGATGCCATTGGGGGTGGTTTTAGGGAAAGAGGTAAGGCATTATACATGTTTGCGGGACAAGCCAATATTGGTAAGTCAATATTTCTTGGAAATGTCGCTGCAAATATCGCGGCACAAAACAAAACGGTATTGGTAATCTCTCTGGAGATGTCTGAAATGCTCTATGCTCAGAGAATTTCATCAAATATTACCAAAATCCCCATGTCATCCTTTAAACATGAGGTTCCAACCCTTAGACAAGCCTTAAAGGAGAATAAACAGAAACTTCCCAAGAGTAAAATCTTCATCAAGGAGTTCCCTCCATCCACAATTACTCCAAAACAGCTTGGAGCATTCATCAAAAAGCTCATTGACTCTGGGGAAACGATTGATGCCATTGTAATTGACTATATCAGCTTGCTTCATAGCACACAGGGGGTCAATTCATACGAACGGGGGAAGTATATATGTGAACAAGTGAGGGCGATGTCATATATTTTTGGATGTCCTGTCATATCCGCCGCCCAACTTGGTCGTCAAGTTTATAATACCAACAATCCCGGTATGGAAGGTATCGCTGAGAGTATTTCCGTAGCTCAGACTGCCGATGTCATCTGGTCAATCTTCCAAAGTGAAGAGGATTTAGAACTGAAATTGATAAAATTGGGACTGATGAAGAACCGATTTGGTGCTAGGGGTATGATCCAAGCAATGAAAATTGATTATTCCACGCTCACTGTGTATCAAGCGGATGAAGAATCTGAAATGATGAATGAGGATGAGATTTCCTTGCTGGAATCCCTTGAAAATTAAATAATTATGATGTTGAATAAAGATATTTTAGAATTGGAGAACATTTATTATCAGATTATGTGTGAAAATACGAATCTAATACAAGAAATGTTCGTAATTGGTGACTCTTATAATTGTTATTTCATTGCATATAAGGATAAGATTTGGAAAATTGATCTGAAAATTGAAAACACCTCGGAAGTAGTCAAGAATAGCATTGAACGAACACTGAATTATCAAATTACCGGAGATGAGCCGAATTTTATGACAATCGTGTTCAACATTACAAATAATAACAAAGGAAATGATGAGATGCTATTTGGTATGTTGTATCAAGGTAAGATGACGATTCTTGATGAGTATTTCAACATGATCAAAGATCCCCAACACTCAGTTCTTTTCAAGAAAGTGTATAGAGAATTGAATGCTGATGAATTTGAGCTTCAATCTAGCGGATTGGGCATCTCCAAGAAAGAAAAACACACCAATAAACGGAGAATTGCTGATACGATTTTCTATCATGGAACATCATCTGATAAATTGAAAGATATTATCAGTCGTGGGTTAGATAAAGACATTATTAATCAGAATTATCCAAAGGAATTACAAAGTATTCTCAAAGGTAAGACATTCATTACCTCAAATTTCCGATATGCGTTCACACATGCTGTCCAAAATGCTAAAATGACGGGAGCATATCCATTGGTGGTTTCTTTTAGGGTCAGATTTGAGGATTTATTGCAACCGGACTATGATGTGAGGAGAAATACTCCAAATGATCAAAAGGCATTGAAAGTTAGTCGTGAGATGGGAATATATGGTTACAGTGGGAAGATTCTTCCAAATGATTTTGAATTAATTTTCATCTCTCCGAAGAAAATGTTTAGTGTTGATGGCTATTCATCGGAAGACATTATGGAAATGGGGGCAAGTTCCGTGTATTATCAGATGAATACACAACAATTCAGTGTGGATGATCTGATTAACTGGTATTCTCCCAAATGACTTGACATCATAACAAATCGTGGTAATTTGATTTATGAAATTGTTTAGATATGATTATGAGCTAGATTCCGATGGGTATTCGTCAGAACGAGTCGTGAAAGATCAAATTTATGGGTGGTGTGCTGTAAATACCGATACGGGGGAAGTGGACTTGGAAGATTTTAGACAATTTGACGATGAGCTTGAGGAATTGACGAATGGCTGGGAATGGAAAAAATTTAATTTAACATTATCCGAAGACCCTTGACAAATGAATAAAAATGAGTAATTATTTCAATGTCAAAGATTTTCACATGGGCTAATTCCGATCTTGATGGAGTAGGTTCCACCATTCTGTTGGGAAATATGTTTTCCAATTTTGAGTATCGGAATATCTTCTTTGGGGATTTCCAAGAAGCATTTACGGAATGGTGGGAGAATTGTGGGGATGATTATGATAAGGTGTTTGTAGTCGGTATGCCCTTGGATCAGACGATGGTGAATAAATTGGACGATTACAAGATCATTTTCGTATCAGACATGAAAGAACGACCCAATGTGTTTGATTCAACGCTCATTCAAGAGGAAAATACATCATGCACGAAGCTTCTCTATCAGAAATTCAAAGATAAGATCGATTTTCCCGTAAATCTCAAGAAATTGTTCGTATATGTAGATGATTACAATTCTTATGAGGTGAAACATGACGAGACACTGTATCTCAATGCCCTTTATCGTAAATCGGGGGGTTCCCGCTTTCAGAAATTCGTGAATCGCTTCTGGAAAGGTTTTGATGGCTTTACCGAATCGGAAAAACAAAAAGCTGATAAATTTTTTGATGAATGGGACGAGGAAGTGGGTAATCTTGAGTTATATCAAGGAGAATTTAAAGGATTTAAGGTTCTTTCCACATTTTCCAAGTTCTCTGTCAATGAAATTGCCCATACTCTACTTGACAATCATGAAGTTGATGTTGTAATCGTTGTGAATCCTGAAACAAAGTTCGTATCGTTCCGAAAGGCTAAAGATTCCAAGGCATCCGCTCAAATGATGGCTGAAAAGCTATGTGATGGGGGTGGTAGTGAATTTGCAGCGGGTGGAAAAATTACACAAAAATTTATGGAGTTCACTCAAACGCTTTTAGAATTGTAATATGTCATTTGATCCATCCGCAGAAATTATTGAAGAGGAGGTGTCTCACCTTTTCCTTTGCTATTGTAGCTTCGTCAATAACATCAAGGGTAAAAAATTATCCATTCAGAATGTTTTTGTGGAGACACTTAAAGACGAAAAGCTGAAAAATATTGTGAAAATGATTCTGTCTCTTGACAATGACCAAGAGCTTGTTAGGATGTTCCTAGATTTTGATCCTTCCATCGCGAAATCTAAAAGCGTTTCACAATTCATAAAGGAAGATAATAAAAAGAAGAAGTGATATCAAAGGGTCAACAACACATCTACAATAGTCATCTGGCGATTTCTAGGAAAGTCCAGAATAAGGCTTTCAAATTGAGAAAGCAATGGGATGATTTGGGAGAAGAGAAGGAACAAATCCTTACAAGGCTTGAGAGATTCTTCAATTCATATCCCCACATTGATGTGGATGACTTTTTCATTGCTCCTCATAAGATTTGGGAAGATGAAAGTCATTTCCCTCTGGAATTTTATCTCACTCAACGGGCAATCAAGGCATATACCCAATATATCAAGCAAATTGAGATTGAAGATCCCGATTCTGAACAGTCCATGGATCGTTTGAAGAAAGGTTTTAAATTTTTATATGAATTTTGTAAAGAAAAGGGGTTGACTTTTGAGAATTATGAGGTATATCTTGAGGGTAACTTACCTTGCTGGACGGAACATCTGAAAAATCACAAGATTAACTTTTACATGTTGCATTCCTTAGGGATTAAAGTAAATAAGGTGGAAAAAAGGATACTGGACTTTATGTTCGGGGACTTCTACAAGAGCCACCAGACGACTAAGAATAAATATTATGCTTCCAAGAAGATGAAAGTCTTTGCAGATAAAGCAACAACAGAAATAAACAAAAAATTTCCAATAGGAAAAACAAAACAACAAACAGAAACACAAATAAACAACAAAACAAACAAATGAGTAAACCTAAATTCGACAAAAGCATGTTCAGTAAGATCAAAGATGTTCTGGACAAAACCAAGGGCGGTGGAAATTCGCAATATGAGAATATTATGAAATTTGAGGCGGGAAATACATACACGCTTCGTCTCCTACCACTGACAGAAGAAGGAAAAGATCCCCTTTTCCACTATTATGTTCACCAATGGACGAGTCCGGTGACTGGTAAATTTGCCAGTGCATTATCCCTCCAAACATTTGGAGATCGTGATCCCATTGCGGAGTATCGCTGGAAGCAATTCAAGGCATGGAAGGATGCAAATCCCACCACCGAGAACAAGGAATATAATGGACACATCAATCAAAAGGAACAATGGCTTATCAATGTTCTTGTGATTGATAATCCCAAGAATCCTGAAATGAATGGAGAAGTCAAGATTCTTCGCATGGGACCACAACTCAAAGCCATCATTGATGATGCAACTGAGGGTGAGAAGTCCGAAGAACTTGGATGGGATGTATTTGATCCTACGGCTGGCTATGATTTCAAGATCGTTGCCAAGAAAAAGGGTGATTATACTTCATTTGAGACATCTTTCTTCTCCACCAAGACGAAGACGAATAAGAAGATTGATGAGGATGAAGTTGAGGAGATCTATGAGAAGCTTCATGATCTCACCGCAGTTGAGACTGTTCGCACCTATGATGAACTCAAGGATATCCTCGAAGAACATTTTGGTGGTGTGGAAGAGGAAAAGGAAGAACGCAAACCCTTGGGAACGGTTAAGAAAGATTCCAAGAAGTCTAAAGAGGATGATATTCGTTCCACGAAGGACTTTGAAGAAGATGAAATTCCGATGGAGCATTCCTCCGATACCACGGATGAAGATATTGATGAACTCCTCGCTGGTCTTGACTAATTGATGAGAGAGATTAAATCATAATATGCAAGAGATCCCCGAAGAAATTCAAGCGATGGCTTTCCTCATTGGTCAATCAAATCAGATTGATTCAATGATGACAGAGAGAAACAAGGAACTCGTCACGGACAGTTCAACCATTAAAAAGGGTCTTGATGAATATATGAGGATGTCTCGCGGACAACACCCACAGGCCATACAACAGCCTGTGGGTGTTCCTGCTCCCGCTATTGGAGAACCATACAATCCAGCAGTTCATAATCAATATATTAACGATCAATTCCCTCCGGTTCAACCCATTCAGGCTCCCATGCCTCAATATTACCCCCCTCAATCCCAAAAGGATGAGAATCAACTTGAATTTAATCTTACTCCCAATCAGGGAGACATTATTATTAATTTACTAAAAGAGATTTCCACGAAGTTGACAAAACAAAACAATCTGCTAACATCATTTAATGAGAAAAATTCACCTAAAGAGGACAGAGTTCCAGTCCTTACTCAAAAGTCTGGGAAAAATTAGTGATTCCGCCATCTTTTCTCTAAGTGAGAATGGTATTGATGCGCTGACATCCTCTGATGACAACTCCATGAGGATTTGGGGTCATCTAGACGGAGAATTTGAAGATGTAACACTCAATCTGCCATCTCTCAAGAAGCTGGATAAGGCACTTGACATGATTAAGGATGATGAGGTTGAATTTATCCTCAATTCCAACAATTTGGAGTATCGTGGAAGTAAAGTGAAGTTCACCTATCACCTTTACGATGATGGTATTCTCACAAAACCCAAATTTTCCATTGAGAAGTTCAGAAGCCTTCAATTTTCCATTGAATTTGATTTTGATCGTAAGTTTCTAACGGAACTTATCAAGAATTCCACCATCACATCAACTGACAAGCTGTATATTTACACGGAGGATGATCATTTGGTGTGGAGTTTGTCCGATAAGACGGCGACCAACAGCGACAGCCTGACAATCATCGGATCGGAAGTGGATTTTGATATGAATCCTTTCATTGTGAAGGTGGATAATGTCAAAGTTCTGGCAACTATGTCAAAGGATATCACCCTCAGAGCCAACAAAGAACCATCTCTGGTGAATATGGTGGCGAAGGATGGTAATCTCACACTGAATTACATTTTTTCATCACTCGTCGCTTAGAAATCATGAAAAACACTAGAAAAATTCCTGATCGTGTGGTTATGTCAAGAAAGCCGTCCCCGTTTTCTAAATGTAAGATAAAATCAACATTTTTAGATTCCACGGTAGAACAGCACATGGAGGATTTTAAAAAATTCATCAAAATTTCAAATGAAAAACAACATTAAAACACAGAGTTACTTCATCAAGAGGTTAAGGGACAGCGGATTTGTAACGATCAAGCTGTTTGACGCATATGGAGAAGCAGATCCTCGCAAGTGGTCAATCATGGTAGATCCATCGGGCGCATCCGTCCTTATCACATGCTATGTCAATAAAGAAACCTTGGGAGATGTGGTATTTGAGTTGAATGACGGGGGTAATAAGTTCCCCAAGAACTTCCATCTCAAGACACAAAGCATGGAAATCATTGTCACCACTCTTATTGAACGTGGAATTTGCCAGAAGGATAAGGATTGCTCTTTTGAGAAAAAGGCTTAAATACTTTCATGGCGAAGGATGATCCAAAGGAAAAACCAGAAGAAATTTTTGTGGATGATGAGGTTCGTGAGATTTTGAAAGAAGCTCTCAAATCAAAGTTACAAGAGAAACGAGCATTGCCAAACAAAAAGGTATTGGCCTTAGCTCTAAAAGACTCCATTTCACAATTTCTTACATGTTTTCGTCTGGTTGGTTATGATCTTGATGGGAATCCAATGGAAATGACAGTATCTCATAGCAAATTGGAGAAATCCGCACTGGATAACATGATTGTGGAGTCCTTTGGGGAATTCATGGCCGATAAAATGCACGGAGAATGAATACATACAAGATCAAAATTCATAAAAATGATGAGATGTTCATTCCATATATCTCATATGGTGATGAGATAGTGATTATAACTCATATGTATAACCATGGAGGGTTCGATCCTTTTGATAAATGTAAATCTCTTAAGATTTGGGATTCTCTAGACCATTATCAAGTTGCTGTTGAAGTGAGAAGGGGTGGTAAGATTATACTTGCAGAAAAATGATTAAGGAAATTGCAAATAAATTCTTCAAAAAAGAATCCCTAAAGGGTGGTGATGTCTATGCCGTCCAAGCTGGAGATTATGTGGGGGAATTGTGGATTTATATGGAGTCTGATGATGACAATCATTATTTTTTAGCTCCAAATAAGGTTAATCGGGAAATTCCAAAGGAGAAATTTGACTTTGGAAAGGAACATGATATTATTGAATTCGTTGAAACAACTCCAAGAAATATCTTCAAAGTTCTCAAAGAACAATACTCAAAAAACGGATAAGGACTTCACCCTACCGAGAGATTACACAATCTCTAAGTTCTATGAGTTCGGGTTTAAAGTTTCTCACCAGAAATCTTCGGACACGTATAACGGATGTTGCCCGATTTGTAGAGAGGGGAAGAGTTGGGGGAGAAAAAAACGGGCATTCTATGTCCCTGATCAGGAATTGATCTATTGCCATAATTGTGGGTGGTCGTCCAAGCCCTACAAATGGATCAGGGAGGTGTCGGGCATGTCTGACAAGCAAGTGTGGGAAGAGGTTGATAAAGGCGATTTTGGAGTCATTGACGTTCTCAATTTGGATGATGGAGTAAAAACCGAGAAGAAGATCTCATCTTTACCGGAAGATTCCATCAATTTGTTTGATCCTATTCAGGTTTCCCATTACAAAGACAATGATGTTGTCCAAAAGATGATGAGTTACATCAAATATCGGAGATTGGATACGGCAATCAATCGTCCCGATGCTTTTTATGTATCCTTGAAGGACTTCACACATAAAAATCGACTCATCATTCCATTTAAGGATGATAATGGTAAGATCATCTTCTACCAATCTCGAAAAGTTGTGGATTGGGATGATAAAGATGGCTATATATCCAAAGTTGGGGGTGATAAATCGCTCTGTGGGATGGATAAGATAGATCCATCCATGGATAGTGTGTTCCTATTTGAAGGACCATTGGATTCTTTCTTCATCAAGAATGGTTTGGGACTTGGAGGAATTAATAAAGGCTCTGGATTTACCCATGTTCAGGAGGAACAATTGAAAGAACTTGAACTATTTGAGAAGATATGGTTTCTGGATAGCCAATGGCTTGATAAAACATCAAGAATCAAGACAGAAAAGCTCATTGATGAAGGAGCTAATATCTTTTTCTGGCCGGAAAATTATGGAAAACGATTCAAGGATCTGAATCAGATGTGCATGGCTCTGAAAATAGATCAGATATCCCCCAAGTTTGTAAAAGAAAACACTAGCAGAGGGATTGCTGCTAGTGTTAAGTTAAAGATGATTAATGGGAAGATTTAGGTCAGACGTTGCGGAGTGAGGGCAGCGAACTCTGGGCCTTAAATCCGAGCAATGATTGATGAAGAGAGGCTAAATCAGATGCAACACGCGCAATCTTGGTTTGTTGTGATTGCTTCACTTTATCTAGAATGGTGTCAGGAGTAGCCTTGGCAAGCTTTGATTGCATGGAATTAGGATCATCACTGTTTAGAGATGTTAGGAATTGATCAATTTGGGAGATCCATCCATCAAGAGTTTGAACTTCCTGTTGATTGCGACGATTGATTGCATCCCCCACTTCATCAAATTCACCAGTAGCATCCATATCAAGATCAAAGTCCTCACCAGAGACACCATCATCAAGGGAAGCTTCCATGGCTTGACGCTCAAGCTCGGGATTTTCACGAAGCAATTTCAGAAATTGATTTTTAAACTTTTCCATATACCTTATTTAGATGCGAGCGTTAAATAATCCTGATGACAGGTAACGAAAACATAGAATATAATCTACCTACGGACGCATATGTAAATTTTGATGCTGTTTCCCTCAAGAATTTCATCATTCAGAGGCTAAACGAGAACCCAAAATTCACCGATCAGAATTATGAAGGTAGTAACTTGTCATCCCTGATTGACATCATCGCATTCAGCTATCATGTCCTGTTGTTTTACCTAAACCAGACATCAACGGAAAGCCAATTCTCCCAAGCATCCATCTATGAGAATATGAACCGGATCGTCAACCTTGTGGGATACAAACCAACGGGGAAACAGACATCCATCGCTTCCATGAAGTGTGTTGCAGACTCCTCTCTTCCCGTTGACAGCTATTATCTGAGAAAATATAGTTATTTTCTGGTGGATAATATCCAATATACCATCAATAATGACTTTTTCTTTGAAAAGCAAACCACAGAGGATGAGGAAATTGAGAGTATTGGGGATAATCTAATCCTTTATCAAGGAACCATCGGAGAATATCCCATCTATGAAGCTGAAGGTGTCGATTTTGAGACAATTCCTGTTGTCATTGAGTCCACTGGCACTCGTTTCATCTCCCACGGCGGAATTACCGTTTATGTGAAAGAACAAGCCTCCAACAAGTGGTATGAATATCAGGAAGCGGAGAACCTATTCCTCACTACCCAAACATCAAGGGTGTATGATCTCCGTTTGAATGAAAACAGTCATTATGAAGTGAAATTTGGTAATGATGTCTTTGGAAAACGCCTCAAAGAGGGGGATGAAGTGGCCATCTATTACATTTTGAGTGATGGTGAAAGAGGTGTCATCAGCAAGAATGCCATCAATGGCAATAAGCTGTTTAACTTTAATAGTAGTCGATTCACACAAATCTATAATGATGTAAATGCTGATAATACATCATCTAATATTGATCTTACCAACAATTCTCTTCTCACATTCTCTAATGAATTGAAATCCACTCCGATTGGTGATGCGGAAACGGTGGAAGACATGCGAAAGAATGTTCCTCTCGCTGTGAGTTCGCAGCTTAGACTGGTTACATTACAGGATTACGAGTCATTCATCGCGAAAAATCTTGCAAGCGTGGTTAATTCCGTGAAAGTCGTGGATAATAAGAAATTCATGGAAGAATATATCCAATATTTCTATGATATTTGTGTAGATCCCAATAAGGTGAATAGAGTCTTGATAAATCAGGTGAATTTTGCGGATTCCTGCGATTTCAACAACGTAAATCTATTTGTTGTACCATTCTTCTCCATCACGGAAGACGGAGATTACCCAAATTTCCTCACAGATGCTCTGAAAAACCTTATCATTGACACGATTGGCGATAAAAAGATGATTGGACATGAGATTGTCCCCCGCGATCCTGTTTATATGGCATTTGATATTGGTTTTTCCGACAATACAAACGATTTGGCGACAATACAGCAATCCAAATTGGTTATCACACGCGACACCAACAACAAAATCAGTCGAGAGCGTATCAGAAATTCGGTTCAAACCACAATCAAGAATTTTTTTGATACTACGAAAATCAAGATTGGGGATAGATTGGATCTCACACAACTAAATTCATCTATATTGGCAATTGATGGGGTTGATAATATCAAAACCGTTAATACGATTACGGGAGATACATACAATGGTATCTCTTTTGTCTCATGGAATCCGGTATTTGAAGCTTCGGATATATCAATCGTGGATCAAAACGTCACATTATCATATTTCAAGTATCCATATTTCGCAAATCCTCAAGCATTAACCAATAAAATTGAAATTTCCGATTAATGAGTGATACACCAACAACCTTTGTAAATTTTACAGCGTTGGATTATAGGGGTGTAGAGTCCCTGAGTTCATATGCCCTAGAACAGACACCTATCACATTCATCCCCAAGATACAAGAAGCTTATGGGAATCGTGTAATGTGGAACTTTGGTGATGGGACATCATCTTCGTCTTTGACAGCGATCAAAAGTTACGATTTTCCGGGAGAATATGTGGTAAATCTTGTGGTTTATGATTGTTTTGATAACGCATTGTTCTCATCACAATCCAAGACGATCACAGTTTATGATTATATCCCTTATACTTTCCTCATAAGGAATGAATTGCAGTATTATCTCCAACCCGACGCTGAATCATTTTATTTTTCACCATTGGCGGAGTTATATGCTTACGCGAGTCCATTGTCAGCTACTCTATACAATGGTAAGATTAATGGAGCATTCCAAGTAACCGCATTTTATCCCCATTATCAACCAAAATCGGACATTTATGTGGATTTTCGTGATAGCGGTAGTCAAGATTACTTTGATATTAATGGTAGAAAGTATCCTCACCTATCAAAGACATTCGCAATCTACGAAGATGTTTATAATTATTCCCTTTCATCCATTCAATATGACGAAATTGATAAAATTGTTCCAGAAGTTGTCGGAATATATTCTAAGATAGAAAATTCCAACATCCAACTCTGTCTCAGTGGGGATGAAGGGGCATTCTTTGTTGGATTGTCGGGAACAAAAGATTTTTACATCAAGGAAGATACCGAAGATCAATTGATTTATCTGGATTTTTACTTTGATAGGAACAATTCACATACGATTGACAAGAATATCAACCTAAACAACACAGGAATAACCTTATCGTGTGAAGTTTTCCCCAATATTCCCGATCATATCACTATCACCACCAATGGATATGATGGGGAAGGAACCGCCATAAGCTCTTTCAACATACCGGAAATCAATTATAACAATGTCGCCATCCCGTTTGTGATTAAAATTAAGGATGAGGACAATTTCACCATCAAGAATTTTCCAATAATTGATCAAGGGGATATCCAATTTGCGGTATTGTCGTCATCTTCCCCTGTATCCACGACATATTATGACATATCATCTCTGAATTCCACTCTATCAGGAGAGAATTTCGGATCATTCAGGGGTTATCTGAGATTCAAAAACCTTTCATCTAATCAAATTCTCAATAATTATCAGTTAAGAGCCATCGTTTCAACGACGAGCAACCAATTAACATCATATTCTCTCACGGGATACTCAAATTCTTTCAAAATTTACCCCCAAGATTATTATGAGTTTTATAAGAACGGCGAAGATTATGATTTTAAGGAGACTTTGAAGGATTTACGCTTCCAAGAGTTCCTTTTGGATGATTCTCTTCTCTTTGACGACTTCCTTGGATCAGTATTTGGTGATTCCGAGTCAAGTTACGAGACATTGGGTAAGAAAATATACGAAAAAATTACCAATTTTGTCCAAAATCACTCAGATATTGATAGAAATGAGATATTCTCCCTCCTTTCCCAGATGGAAATGCTTGATGTGGAGCAAAACACTTACAATAGCAGTTTTATCCGCTACCCCGAACAGGTGAGACGTATCCTTAACATGGCATCCATAGCCAAAAACAAGATCACTGGTAGGGAAAATAAATTTGCGGAGGCATTTGCAAGAGGGGGTCAAAATCTTGGATCGGAAATCAACACCATTACCTATACAGTGAGCGCAGGATCGCCTCTGGTGGCGTTTGAGAGATTCAGTGGGGACTATACCCTACTGAACACGTTCCAGCCTGTGTCAGCGGCAGGAAGCTTTGTTTATCCTCTCTCTGCATATGCAAACACATGGGGTTGGCCACTGGTTCTGCCAAACCCATTCTCATTCACAGATATTGGGAAATATTACACTTTCTATGAGTATGTGAGTGGCTATGAGAACACCGTTTATGGTAGCAGCATTGATTTTGATAACACATTGACCACAATTCCTCTTACCGCAACATCGTCTGAGTTGTTTGAGGGGGGTATATTTGAGAATATGTTGGTGGATAAATTTACTCATCTCCTGAAGCTCAATGCTTAAATACCATCAATGGCATTGAGTATCAATTATCCTCCCGTTCCGAAATCCATCACGAATAAAAACGTGTTGGGTAAAGATGTCATAGATAATGACAGTCCGATGTCATTTTTGAAGTTCATCAAGATCATAAATGTCTCATATGAACCGGACACTCTTCAGAATTATTACAATTCTTACATCATTGAGTGGGATGGAGTTAAGAAAACATCTGAAACATCCACGGAAGACATCATTGTTGAGAGATACAGGGACTTTTTGAGGGATGTATCGCTCCGTTATACCACATTGGAGGAAAAGAAGTTCCTTTCCAAGATAGATTTCAATGATCCCTATGACTTGAAGATCGCTTTGCCCTTCTTTTCAAGGAAACTGATAGAGATCGCCAAGTATTACAATTCCAAGAGGGAAGAATCCAAATTTGAGATCACCAAAAAGAAACTGAAGGGTAGTATTGTCGGCGGGGAGAAGTCCATTCTTGATATTATCATCAATTATCTGGATAATCTGGAAGATGGGGCGATTTATTTTGACATTGAGGATATCAAGAGTAAAATTGAGGTGGAGATTGAGGAATTGTATGATGAATATTCCCTATATCTAAATCAGACACCCAATGATAAGATCTATGACAACAAAGATCTTGATTGGGGGTATGATATTTTTTTAAAAGATACCCAAGAGTTAATCAACACCGTATTTTCCGGTTTATCGGAAGAATTGATCACTCTCAAGGAGATTCCCGACCTCATTGAGAACAAGAAACGTCTCTCCGAGAAGTATCTTTCAACTGATTTTTATTATCTTTCCACAGGATCAACAAAGACAGATTTCCTTTCTGGAAGAATTACTGATGCGGGGGAGATCATTCCCAATTTCTTCAATGTGGATTTCCCCACCACGGCATCCACAGAGAGAATGATATACTCCACTGAGAGGGAAAAAGGATTCTTCAAGCCATCCAAGAATAATGTTATCATCCTTGATGGTATTTCCAATGGATTTTACTTTGATTTTGAGAATATTGAACCGAATAGTGTCTATTATTTTCCCGATCCATCCAAGGTTGGGGGTGATAATGACTTTGTAGTGATCCTCAATGCGGATTCCTTTCTCAAGAGAGGACATTCATCGGGTCAAGCCATCAATCAGCCGACATCTTTCCAAAATGATGTCAAATATAATGGATATGTCTCCAAGATTGAGCCTACCAAGTCCAAGGGGTTTGATAAAATCTTTGAAAGTGGATACATTAAGGATTCCAAGTATGATCTATATGGAAATAAGTATGGATTATTCATTGATAATGACTCGTTTAAGCAATCCATCACATATGAAGAGCCGAATACAATCAAAAGCCTTCTTTTAAATGGTGGCCAATTCTATGATGACATTTATGGGGAAGGATACTCTTTTGATTACACCACGTTTGACGACACGACCTATTCTGAAACACTGAGAAGCGGTCTTAGCTCATATACATCTAGCTTTTCGGGTCTTTCATCGGCATACACCCTATTTTTCCGCTATTTTGAACCATTTGATGAATTGATTCAACCTACAAGTAGTGAGCTTGTGCCAACTGGAAGGATTTTGGAGGGGGGTTTCTTCACGGAATTTGATAATAGTGCATTCTCCGACACAATTTCATCCGATCTATCGACATTTCCCGGTGCGGGAACATTCTATTACAACACACTCGTTGAAGCGGGTATTCACACGGCATCTCCGCCGCAAAGGGCATTGATTGATCCATCTTTTCCAACCCTTACTGCCAATTTAACTCAAACAGTTACTCCCGGTGTGTATCTTTTCGTGAAGTTAATTGATGGAGGAGGATTTATTAATGATGTCGATTTCCGTCTTTCTTTCACTTATCCGGCATATACATACATCAACACAACTCAATCCACCAGTCAATATGTTACAAGTGCATATGATGTTGATAATCTCTATGATAGGAATCTTCTCTCTGGTCAAATCTTTGTGAAGAATGTAAAAACGAAGGAGATCCTTGCAATAACATCCATTATGGATTATTTGTCAAGTTCTCTGGGATCATCTTTCTATCAACTGTCATCTACCAAAGCATTTGAGATTTATAATAATGTGATGTTTGTTGAAACCCAAGATTATCTCAACATATTCAACATTGAGTATGATGATTCGGAATTTGTCCCTTCTAATGATAAGAGCTATGTTATTCCCCTTTCAGGAACATTTGAAAAAGTGTCCAATCGTTTCAAGATTGGAACTGATGTGATGTATTGTGTCACGGAAAAGCTTTCGGGGGGTATCATTCCAAACCTTTATAGATTTGATCCAGTTACAAATATCAATGAGAAGGTATTTTCTAAGACAAATGCTGAATACATTGAATCAGATTATAATATTGATGCGATCAACACCCACATTGATAGCCCCATCCTCGCATACAGCAGTAGGAACAATGTTCTCAAGGTTTCTTTCTTAGCCAAGGATCAGAATGAATATTTCTCAATTCATGAATACGATTTTGATTATCAACCGACACCAACATTGATCACCCACAAGGTATTGAGCTTTGATAATTCCTATACAAACACCCTAAGCACTTTAAATATCTCTGTGGATACCGGGGCAATTGAAACGGGGGGATACATCATATTGTGAATACACTAACTATATACCTATCATCTTCCCAACTTACAGGGACTAATATCCGTTCTGAAATTGAATTGGAGGATAAAACAACACTCACCGTCAATTTATCTGGATTGTCGGAGGAATATTTCCCTGCATATCTCCAAATTGATTGGGGAGATGGAGTATCGGAGACATTTGATGCGAATTTATATAAGAAATACAGGGAAGATTCCATATTTGGAGAAGTGATGTATGGCAAATTCTCCCAAATCGTCCAGAATACCTATGATCATGTGTATTTTCCATCAGAAACCACACTTTTCACTCAATTAAGCGCACAATTTTTACTGAAATATTCCAATGGTGACTATGTTTGGTTCATTCAACCCATCAAAGTTCGGAGTTATGACTTCTATGAGAGTCTTGGGGGTGTCAGTATCGTGAATACTGTCATTCTGGATGATGGAAACAACTCATCAGAGCATCAATTGTTATCTAAGACGGGACAACTGGTTGAACTTACCGTCTAAATAATTGGGTGGCATTGGAAAACATAGACATATCAACCGTAACCTCCCCTAAGTATGAATTTACCTTGGGATTGGAGTTGAATCAATTCAAGAGAAGCTATGTGGACGGCTATTCTCTCAACATATTTGAGGGATTTAATGGTGTTGTTGATACTTCCACCAAAAATTTCACCAATTTCTATCTTTCCAGCAATCAGAAATTCAACAATTTCATCAATTCAACCCCCACTAGGATTGAAAGCGGTAAAATTCTCACAACTCTGAAATTGGGGGATCAATATCTCACATTTGAGAACATTGATCCCACTCCATACAAGTATTTGAAGACATATGAGGAGTCTCTGAATTATGGAATCGCATCATTTGACAGCAAAGGTGATCAATTTAATGTAGAGTTTTTTGACAATAACAGATGTCACATTTTTTATGAAAAAAATGAAATAAAATACTATCTAGTGGGGGATATTGATAATAATGTGTCATTTGTAAAATTTTCTTTATTGGATTTCTCAGAGGATTCCATACAACCACAAGATTTCACATACATCTACTCCGATAAGCAACGATTTATCATCTTTCTTAAAGATACTGCAAGCGGAACATTTTATCTTAAACGGAATGGGAATGAATTGGCTCTGGTGGAGGTTGATGATAAAATAGCACTTCTATTCAATGCGTTTGAAATTGAAAAAGGCATTAACATGCTACTTGATAAGGATTTCAATACATCATTCATCACATACGATGAAGTGAACAACATCAATGATGATAAAAGTGTGCGTGGATTGAAGAATAACATTCTCTTCCATAAGAAATATCATAAGGATGGTCATTATCTGGACGCAATCGTTCTCAAGAATCAATTATCACAAAATGATGTGTTCACTACCAACAATTTACTATCTGATGTTGAGATCCCCGTCACTGATAATAGATTCTATTCATCCATCAGTGAGACGATCAAACAGGAGAAAACGGAAGATTTGATCCTGAATTACACATTCAACAATAAGGATTATCTGATAAAATCGGGTAAAAATGATTTCACATCACCGGATAATATGTATCCATTCACATCAATCTCTATCCATGACACCAAATTCAAGGAATCGGGTGCATTTGCTGCATATTCTCCCGAATTTGCAGATAAGGTATATGAATTATCTGAATATAAATCCAAACGAGACAACAATCAGACACTATTATGCACTTGGTTGTCGGGTAATGAAGTGGAATCGGTGTGGGTTGATAGGTATTATTATCCCGATTTGACTACAAAGGAAGCGTCTCTAACAGGACAAGCGATTTTTCAATCAACGTATGATCAATATATTGAGAATCTTATCAAGAATAATTCAACATTGAAGGAAGATGTATCCATCAAGAAATTTTTCGATAAGAAGAGTGATATGATGTTTTCTCCAAGTGGAAAATATACATATCATCGAATTTCCGCAGGAGAACCTTACCCCACTTTCAAATATTGTGAAGAATTTAGAGGAAAATACGCTAATAATTATCACACGAAGATTAATGACAGTGGAATGTTCAATTTTTCTTTCTATTTTGTGGGGGATTCATCCAGTTGGGAGGTTTTCAGCAAACGAAACAGTATAGATAGTGGAATTACCATAGTGAAAAATGGGAATAGTGTATCCATAACATTCAAGATTTATAATTCAAGTTCTGGATCATTTATCACTATTAATAAAATTCAAAATATTTCTCCAAATCAAGAAAATTTCATTGGAATGTCCGTGGATTCTGTGAATGGGGTGGGATATTTCATATTGAATAATAATGTTTATGATTTTGAATTGCCCCTCGCTCAATTTTATAAGAAAAGATTGCTTTATGGTGATTTATTTTTCTCTTTTAAATCAGATACACAAAACATATTGAATTTAAACACGGACATTGTAAATAATGTCATCATATCCGATAATTTTATACCATCGACGACGATGAAGCTTAAACCTATTACAGATGGTAAGGTGAAAATTGACGATATTTACATCACTTTGCCATGTGGTTCTAGAAATGGGGAGGATAATATAGATCAACTTGCAATTACAAATTCAAACGCCTTCAAATCTAGTAATATTAACTTACATATCAAAAACATGGATATTAATAATAATGAAATACTCACAAATCTTGATAAAGAGCTTGAAAATAGATTTACAGATTTCTATCCAATGAATACTAAAGTCATTAATATTAAGAGGAGGTCATACAAGTGAGCTATTTTAAATATGATGATGGTAATGCATTCCTATTGAATGGTGTTCCATATACAGGCTTCTTCAACGTGGATTCCAATGGCGTGGTTTACACGGGGAAAAATAAGACGACCAATTCAGAATTGTTGTCATCTTCAGGGACATACATCAGCGATTTCTATGTAAATCGTTTGGAATTTGATAATACATTCACAGATATTGATACTGTGTCATACAAATACCCAAGCAAGCTTGACACTTTGGATAAAAATGGAATGACAGAAATATTCAATCATCTGAATTTGAATAATTTACTGGTTTTCAAATCCCTCACTATTAGAAATAAACAGATTATCAATTTCCAAAATTCTAATTCTCATTTTTATGGTCTTTCATCAAATACGAATGATGCTTATGGGAAGGATACTCCATATGGTAAGAACGTGAGAACTCATATTGATCCGTTTTCATATGAACCGGAATGGGCATATATTGATAGCATCAAAGTTGGATCAATTTTGGTGGATGTTAATAACAATTTCAAATATCTCGCCTCAACGGGGACTGACATCATCACATTATCTGGAAGTTTCACCAAAAAGACTCCCTTAGCATTGGTGAAATATGAACAAATACCACAACCAGATTTGGTGTATCAAATTTCTCACGATGAAGAAGACAATAAAATTTTCATCGTGAGAAAAGATGAGATATTTGTATATGAAGCATCAAATTACATCAATTGTGGGGAATTGTTATTAATTGATAAAATTCCTCTGATACCAACAGATGTTGACACATACAAATGGTCATCTCATATCAAATGGAAGGATGCTAAAACGAAATGGTCGCAGAGGTATGTATTCTTCAATAAGAATAACCCCGAATTCATAAAATTTGGAAAAAATATCAGAACTGGAATGGATGGAAGTAATTTGAGGATTTATAATAAATTTACAAATGACTTTTTGGGGGAATATGAGATTTTAGGAACCCCTATATCAATCTCAATTCGCAACGTAGATGATATGATTGCTATTCTGACGAAGAGTGAAGAAAATTATGTGATCCATTATGTGAATCCTATTGATGACTCCATGACATCTCAAGTTATTCAGGAATTTTCTTATTCTGAGAACGCCGCCATCAAATTTTCCAATTTTGATTCAAATATCATATACACTTCAAATTTAAAACAGGTTCAAATGAGAAATATCACGAATAGTGCCTATCCGTTTGCATTTTTGTCTGAGGATAACCTATTATATCCAGAAAATTTAAAGTGGGGAGAGGCTTATGCCAGATTTGGATCAATTAAAAGGAAATGGAATACTAAATTGTTAAAATCTAATAATTTCAATAATATTATAGTTGATAATCAAAATGTTGGTTCGGAATTCCATCTTTTTTTACATAATATTGGCAGAATTTACGCATTGAAGCAATCAATCCAAGACATCAACCGGAGAAATTTGCCATTATCTCTTAAAAAGTCATATAATGGAATTTCCACATCAGAGACATCATTTGGAGTATATTTGAATGCCAATTTGAGAAAAATTGTTGAAGATGTGATAACACTTCAACAAAAAGCATCAAAAACATATACATATTCTTCGGATGATGTAATGGATACAACGATAAAAATGCTCCAAGTGGATATTGAGAATTTCTATTTTCAAGGAAATGAAACGTTCAATGCATTGGCCATTCAAAGAATCGTTAAGAATATCATAGATTTGCAGAAAACATTGATTTCCAAATCCACAACTCTAAATAATTGATATGTTACCAAATCTAGAAGATCAATTTATTGACGAAACGTTTGGAGGGGTGTTACACACCGCCAGCCAAGCTGTTTCTAATTCAGATATCAAGAGAGTATATGATGGATATGGTAATGAAACCCCCATTAGCGTTTCCAAAGATGCATTCAAATTGGGGTCTGTGTCGTATCCTCTTTCTGCCGCTACTGATGGATCGGCTCTGATTTATGAAAATGGTGTCGCTACCTTTAAAAGTCTTTTGAATAGTGTTTATCCGATTGGATCGCTATACCTCAGTGTGGAAGCATCCAACCCAACATCCATTTTTGGGGGAGTTTGGAATCAGGTTGGGCAGGGTAGATTTTTGGTTGGTGTTGGAACGGGAATAGATGCTAATTCCACTGGTAAAACTTTCACAAGTGGTGATAATGCGGGAGAATATTCACATACTCAAACAGTATCAGAACTCGCTACTCACAATCATGATATTTTTATCACTAGATCATCTCAGAGCGACGATAATTCATCCCCATCTACTGGAGATATTGGCACTAGCTCTAGGGCGGTCAATGTGGCTAATGTCCTTGCTGGGGGATTGATTACTCTGGATAAAGGAAGCAACCAACCCTTTAACGTGACCCCTCCATCTTTCGGTGTTTATATGTGGCAAAGAATAAGTTAATAGATGCAAATTGAAATAGCAAAAATCAAGATTCGTAGAGGAACAGACGCGCAGAGAAAATCTACGATTCTGGATCAGGGGGAAATTGCGTTCACTCTAGACACGAAACGTTTATATGTGGGTAATGGGGTTCTCAGTGGTGGAACCCCAGCGAGTAATAAAATTTTTACACCCCTCACAAACGTATATTCATTAACGGCGACCCCATCGGAAGTTGGAGATTTTGGAAGAGCTAATAATGCTTTTTATCAATTGACCGCATCTGATTATACAAATTTGAATTCATGGGTCAATGTAAATCCGAATATTGATAGTCGTCAGCTTGAATATTCAACAAATAATACAATATCTATCAAGTTATCGTCTCTTTCAGCATTCAATATTGATCCGGTTACGGTTGATAATGGCTTGAAAATTCAAGGTGGTATTTTACAAACAAATTTCAATACAAAAAGTTTGGAAATATCTTCAAATCAAATTTCATTAAAAGTTGCGGGTATTGATGAAAGAGAAATTGCATCTTCCACATTTACCAATGGTTTGACTGGCGGATCGGGGAATAAAGTTGGTATAAGATTTGATCCTCGCTCATTTTACTTGAGTGCTGGTGTATTTTCTCTATCTTCAACTGGATCTGTCAGAGGAGTTGATAATAATTCTTTAAAAGAGGTTGGTGGAATTGCCAGCATGAATAATATTTTCACTCCGATTACGAGAGAACTTTCCAGACCATCAACGGATCAATTCGGAAGAGTAACATTTCAAGAATCATCCATATTTGATACCCTCACAGGGAACTCCACCTCAAATGGTAGTAATTCACTCTCAGCTATCTTCAATGGAACGCCGACACATACTCTCAGCGGGGGTATTCCGGGGCTGCAAATAACAAAATTTGAAGCTATTTCGTCCAATGGGGTATCAACAACCACCTTGACTCTCTCTTCCGCTGGATTTCTCACCTTTGAGGGAGGATATCCCACACGTTCCGGCAAGCTTGTCGGCAGATTCGCAATCCCAATTTTCGCATACTGATTATGAATTCCATTGAACTTTTCCAAAATACATTATTACAGTTGATCGTTCGTCAAGGAACGGATTCAACGAGGCAGAATGTTGTCTTGAAATCTGGTGAGCTTGGATATACAACGGATACTAAAAAATTGTATGTTGGGGATGGTACAACCCTTGGTGGAACACTTATAGGTAAGACTTATGCCGGATCGGCAACAAATATAACGACTCTATCTCCAGCTTCCAATGGTGATTTAGCATATAACACCGATAATAATAAATTATATCGTCTTTCCTCCAATGATGGTAGCAATATTGCGGATTGGGAATTGATCGGAGGTGTTTATTCACCCCTTAATACGACATTAACATTTTCATCGGATAATAAAGTATCGGTTGGAACAATTTCAGGTGCTAATATTTCCGTAAATGCCTTATCCAACCCAATCCACTTGAATGGTAGTAATCAGATTGCCCTTTCAGCTAGAACAACTCTTGATGAGATTGTCCCTAGAACGGGAGATAGCGTGAAATTGCCCAATAAAATTCAGATAGGATCGAATACGTTCAATTTTTCCAATGAAAGTTATGCAAATGGGGATGTTTTTTATATTGGAGGGGGGCAAGTTAAAACTGGTAGTGTGGCATCTATAAACGATTCCGTAAGTTACACCATTAATCAAGAATTATCAGGAACCAATGCCAAAATTGCTCGCGATAATACCAGAACTATTGGAAGAGTGATCGGTAGGAATAATATTCCGGGTGTGACTTATGTGGTATCTCTGTCAGATATTGGAAAAACTCTCCGCTGTCACTCTACCACAACCACTGTCACAGGATTCAGCGCACTACCTTCTGCTGGTGGAGTCATTGGAATTCTTACTGGAGTGAATCCTGTGAGTGTTTTTGATGTGAACACCGTTACTATACAACCCGCCAATTCCTTTGGTCAATATGAATATAATAATGTTGTGTGGGAATTGGTATTTGATCTACCACTTACCACTTCCTAATGCCTAAAGAATTAACATTTACAGATTCTCATCCATTCAATCTCAATAGAGAGATTGTGTGGAGCTTTACCCAAGCCATAACAGGAACCGATAATACGTTTTCCACGTTTTTAACACAAACATCTGCAATATCATCTAAGATAGTGGATGTGGAATTTGATCAGAGTCATATATTCATATCAAATAAAGATGTGATCACAAATACGGTGGCATTATCATCTCTAAATTCAGCATTTATTCGTCTTTCTTCACGCCCTGTTGAACAGGTGATGAGATTTCGCTTCACAAATGCAGATAAAATATCCATAGATTTTAAAAGATTCGGGGAATTTGTGGAATTATACTCCACTCCAATTGATATTGTCATAAATCCCGAATCAAATGTGAATTGTGGATATTCTTTTACATCCACTCTGTCGTCCACTTTATTTTTCAAGAATTTTCATGTTTGGGGGAGTGCATTATCCTCAACATATACCACAAATTCTTTTACACCATTGACAAGTGATATTGTTACACAATATACTACCATATCCGGTATTTCAGCATATAGATTTCTTTAATTATGGCATGTGAAGATTTTATAATTGATGGCATGTCATATGCCCCTGTATATCTAGACAATAGAATGACTCAGGGGGTCATCACGGATTACATATTAGGGCCATATACCAACACCGCGTCCATTGACAACCTTGCAAGTCCTTGGACATTAGTGGAATTATTATCCGGTAATGGGGTCGCCGATGGTGAAATATCATTTGGTGTGTCGGAAGGTAGCGTAGTGACCCTAAACATTAATACTTATTCTTCCGATCCCGAAATTCCTTACCAAGTAGTAGTAGAAATTTATTCAAATTTTGAATATCCAACGATGGTGTATCTCAATCATTTTTTTCCATCAGCTACAAAAAGTTTAGAATTATCGGAGTGTTGTAATGTGGTTGCCATTTATGCTACCGTAGCTGAATACAGTGAAGATGCGAGCGGGGCTGTAAGTGTTGAGGTGAGTGTATCATCCATCACTCAAAATCTTGCATGTTCGGAGTCCCCCACAACAACAGAGGCTCCCACAACCACCACAGAGCCTCCTATAACCACAACGGGAAGTCCCACCACTCCTCCACCATCTACTTCTAGCACTCCTCCACCATCTACTTCTAGCACTCCTCCACCATCTACTTCTAGCACTCCTCCACCATCTACTTCTAGCACTCCTCCACCATCTACTTCTAGCACCACAGAGCCTCCTGTCACCACAGAGCCTCCTATCACCACAACAGGAAGTCCTAGCACTTCCTGTTGTCCTTGTTCGTGTATATTACCAGAACCGCCAACCACACCATCGTTCCCACCAGCGATTCCTATTTTAACCACTAGGACAATACCTCCCATATTCATCGTCACCTCAACACCATCTCCAATTAATCCTCTCACAGACTTCATCATCACCACTCCACCCCCACCCACAACAATCACCACTACTACAACCACAAGCACTACCACGACAGTCACAACAATGATAATTAAGTGTGAAAGTCCTTGCAATAATCTCGGTTTCTAATAATTAGTGTATGCGGAAATTAACAATAGGCATGGCCACCCATGACGATTATGATGGAGTGTATTTCACCATTCAATCCATTCGATTATATCACTCCGAGGTGTTAAATGATATTGAATTTGTTATTATTGATAATAACCCCGATAGTGAACATGGAAAGGCTCTTAGAAATTTTATAAAATGGATTAAAGAACCTGTTCAATATCTTCCATTTACCAAATATAAGGCAACATCCGTAAAAAATAAGGTATTTGAGCTTGCAGATACACCATATGTTTTGTGTA